GTGCCGATGTGAGCGCCGTAATATAGCGGGCCGCTATACAAATCCTGATTCCAGACCATGACCGGCTTCATTGCGCTTGCTCCTGTGACCACTGCTGTTCGACTTGCTGCGCTAAACCGATCAGATCGGCATTAAGCAGCGGTACCACTTCCTGACCGTCGCTCAGGCCGTTCCAGATAACCTGCGCCAGCGCTTCGAGGGACACTGTAGATTGCCCGTGATAAGTAGCGGTGAGTTTGCGACGAATGACGATCATTTGCGCGTGAGATAACTTGAACTCATCCGCAATCGCCAGCATGTATTCATGAAAGTTAAGACGGTCACTCATCACAATCCTCTCTGAACACTTGTTCTACTGTACCACAACTATCACCAGTTGGAGCGACGAACTTTTGTTCTTCTCACGGTGCCTTCCGGCTTGGTCAATTTGTTGAATGCCCCCGCTGTGGCGTCGGCTTGGTCACGATATTTGCCTTTGGAAATAGCGATCAATTCCTCAATGTATTCATCGTTCCAGTCGCCTCGCAGTAAGCGCACGTTGCCCGCTTCGGCTTGCGATGCAAAGGGGTTGATACGTGCATCCTTATTGCCGACTGGCGACTCGGCCCGGATGTCAAAACCAGCCAGATTGCGAATAGTGGACTCGGCGCTTTCCTTGCCACCGCTACCCGGCTCTTGCTCAATCCAGATGGCTACCCCGCCATGCCGCCGTTCATCCCTCTCGGCAGTCTCTTTAATCATCTGTTCCCGGTTGTAGGCTGACCATTGACCTCTCACCACATCTTCGACGTAGTAGATGCCATCCTTGACAGCGATCAGCACGCCAGCGGTATACGCGCCGTCGCCTTCCGTACCCGCCTTGTCCCAATAGCGCACACGATCCGCAAACTGAGGCGTTACATCCACGATGTACTCCCCCTCTTCCCCTCGAAGCCATGCCCGCTTGAAGCGTGTACCATCTGCCGGACGCGGGACGCCTTGAAACAGTGCAGGCCAGCCCGCCGGGTTGACGCTGCGTTCATTGAGTAGGAAGGTTTTAGAGCGGCGGCTGACGGCCAGCGGTTCCTCCGGCTCCCTGCCGAGGATGTCCGGCAGACCATCGGGCAAACCCAACTTGCGATTGTTGTAATCGCGGTCGCTTTGGGTTTCAGACAGCGCCGGGAAGCGCATGAGTGTCCAGTCTTCATCTAAGGTCAGAATGCGCCCTACCAGATCATCCTCATGCCAGCGGGTCATGACCACCACCATCGCGCCGTCTTCCGCAATACGGGTACGAAAGACGTTCAGGAACCATGACCACGCCGTTTCCCGCTTCAGAAACGAAGAGGCTTCTTTGTCGTCCTTGAACGGGTCATCAATAATGCCCAGCTTGCCCGGATAACCCGTGAGAGAGCCGCCGATACCTGCTGCCCGCAAGCCACCGCGATAAGGCTTACGCAGCGTCCATTCCGTGACTTCCTGCTTATCCTCTCGAATGCCAACCGGGTCTACGTCCTGAATGCCCAGGTCGCCAAAGACAGCGCGAAACTCATTGCTCTTGACGTAATCGCGGGATGCAAACGAGTTGCGCCGCGCAATGGAGATGGTGTAGCTGGTTTCAATGACCGGGTCATTGGGGCGACGGCCTAACCAGTAAGCCGGGAACAACTCGGACACCATTGAGGACTTGCCATGCTGAGGCGGTGCCAGGATGATGAGCTTTTTAATCTCCCCTTCCAGTACCCGGTCAAGCGTATCCGCCATTTTGACGTGAAAGGGATCAGCCACGAAGTCACTGCGGACGTAGTAGCAAAAGTCAAGGAACCGGGAACGTGCCCGCCGTCGCTTCAGCAGTTCGGCGGCTGCTGCCTGCTGTTCAGCAGTGACCTTTCCCCTAGTCGCTAGAGTCATCGGGCAACCTGCCAGCGGCGATGGCTTCCAGTTGACTTTCAGTCATCATCTTCATGTCCAGCGCTTTACCGCCCGTCGTGTGATCCACCTTGATCGGCGCTGCGGCTCCTGTCAGTTGGTCAATGCGGGCCTGCGCTTCCCGGTACTCCTTGAGCGCCCCCAGCTTTGTGCGGCTATCGCTGTGTTGGTTGTAGAGTTCCATCGCCCGCCGTTGCACTTCCCGGTAGCGGTCAATGGCTTCGTCCTGGATGAGGCGCATATCGCCCTTACGCTCTTCAATGAGGATGTCCTGCATACGCCGGATGTCCCGTCGAACGGTCTGCTCGGAGCATTCCAGGCGCTGGGCGATGTCACTAATCCAAATGCCTTCCAGCCGCATTCGGTTGACCGCCTCGATCCTCGCCATGATATTCGGGTCTTTAGGCCACGGGATCGTAGACTTCCCTGCTTTTGACCATCGTGTTCGCTTCTGTTTCGGTGCTGCCATCGTCTTTTCACCTCAAGTATTGAGATAGCATAGTCGAAAACTTGTTCTAGTACAACGCATTGAGCGAAGTTTATATAAAGTTGGGTAGACTTAAAAGTTATAGTGTATGGTATAATGAAGCATCCAAGAGACAGGAGGTGCCATTGATGGAGCAGTTGTACACCGCTGGCTATACCGGACTAACGCCGTCGCTCATCCTCGAATTGGCTGTCAAGCTGGATGCTCGTGTCATGGACATCAGGTATTCGCCCTGGTCGAAAAACGAACTCTGGAACTTCGACAACCTGAAAAAGGCGTGGGGTGTTCGGTACTACGAACATGTCCAGTGGCTAGGCAACGTCAACTACGCATGGCCTGACCGGGGTATTCACCTTCTGGATGTGATTTCCGGCACGTATGTGGTCAAGGGAGCGCTGGAACGGCGGCCTGTGATCCTGATGTGCGCCTGTCTGGATGTGACGACCTGCCATCGCGCCGTCGTCGCACGGGAGATGAAAGCGCGGTACGGCATTGAGGCTATCCATCTTGATCGTGCTTCGATTGAGGCCATTCTGAAGCCGGTACCCGTTGCCGAACAGTTGAGCCTGTTTTAACCAAAGGGGGTTTTATGGCAAAAGTTGAACTTAAGATCTGCAAGTGCTGTGGAAAGGAAATGCCCAACACGGTTGAGTATTTCCCAAAAGTGGCGGGCAAGTACGACTACCTGCGGTCTGAGTGCATCAAGTGTCACTCTCGCAACAAGAATGCGCGGGCGAAAGCGCGGAAAGAAGGCAAGCCGCTACCGGGTGCTTCACCCTACGAAACGCGCAAGACCTTCACCATCGACCACAAGACCGGGCTAGTCACGATTCAGCAGGTCATCGAGATTGACAAGTTGAGCCAATTTAAGACGGCTCAGAAGCGGGCGCGGTTCATGCGCCTGTGGGAAAAGCAGGGTTATGAGATTCTGGAGGTGAAGGGGTGAACGTTCAAGGCAAAATCATCAATGGCAAGGTTGTTGGTGGGATCGAATGGACGAAATTTGTAGATCCCGATGGGACAGAGCGGCGCGGCTATACCTGGAACCCTATCAGCGGGTGCATGCACGCCTGTCAGTGGCAGATGCCCGACGGTGCCATTGCCAACTGCTACGCCGAAGATGTGGCTCACAATCTAGCGCAGGTCGCTTACCCGCATGGCTTCGAGCATCACTACTGGAAGCCTGAGCTATTGGTTAAGCCGGGTCGTGTGCATCAGCCATCACGCATCTTTGTCGGCAGCATGGCGGATGTGTTCGGTCACTGGGTGCCAGCCGATCAGATTGAGCAAGTCATTCAGGTTGCACGGGATTGCCCGCAGCACAGCTTTCAGTTTCTTACCAAGAACCCACTGCGGACGCTGCAATTCGACCTGCCGCCGAATGCCTGGATTGGTGCCAGTTCCCCGCCGGACTTCATGTGGAATAAGGCGCTTAACAGCAATCAGAAGATTAGCCTGCTAGATCGTAGCCTCAAGACTCTGGCTGAGGTCAAGACGCCTGTTCGGTGGATGTCCTTTGAACCGCTGTCAAATGACTATGCGTGGCTCATTCGTCGCTATGCCGGTGTGCTGCAATGGGCCGTCATCGGCGCGGCCTCGAATGGTAAGACGCTCTATCCGCCAGATGAGAAGCATGTCCGCAATCTGGTCGAAGAACTGGACGCTCAGGGCGTAAAGGTGTTCTTCAAGGGCAACCTCAAATCGCTGGAATGGGCGGCTCAGAACTGGCGGGAAGAGTTTCCGGTTGTCGCTACGCCTGAGCCAGAACCCGCGCCGTTACCCGAACCTGCTCAACTGAGCTTGCTGTAAGAGGTTTACCTATGCCCATTACCCCGATCAACGGTCGCTACATCCGCGCTTTCGAGGTCGCTGCCCGGTGCCATCAAGGTCAGATCTACGCGCCGGATGAACCCTACATCTGCCACCCGGTCAGAGTCGCGCATCGGCTGGACACCTTGTTATTGCAGGAAGTGGCGTTGCTCCATGATGTCCTCGAAGACGCGCCGGAACTGGCTGACCAGCTACTGCCGACGCTGGGCTTGAACCATGACCAACTGGACGCGCTGGAAGCTCTCAATCGAGCAGGGTCTACCTACGCGGATTACATCGCCCTGCTAGTGGACTACCCTATCGCCGCATTGGTCAAACGTGCCGACATGGAGGACAACCTTTCCAACCTGCCCCGACTGGCGAAAGTAGACCCGGCAGGTGCAGCGCGGCGCTACTACCGCTACAAGACGCACTATCAGACCATCGTAGATGTCACGCGAGAGCTACCCCGTACTGCGTGGTGGTACAACGGTGATCCGCTCGACCTGGAGTTGATCGGCGCTCAGATCTTCGAGGCAGAGAGAGGCGGGCAACTCTAAGCCCGCTGGTATTGAGAGTATAATTGTCTACATCGAAAGACCTCCAACGCCGCTTCCTTGACCCGGCTCCGCTGTCTCAAAAAGAGCAGTGGAAGCCGGTGCCAGACTTCCCGCGCTACGTCATCAGCCAGTATGGGCGTGTCAAGGATGAGCAGCGCGGGGTCATCGTCAAGTCTCATCCGGTCAGTCGCAAAGGGCATGTGATCCTCAGGTGCAAGGACGGGAAACCGCACAGTCGCAGCGTTAGCCATTTGATGCAGCTGGTATGGAAGGAGTGAGTATGACCACCCTGCATTGCTCATTTTGTAAACAGCCCTACGAGTCCGAGTACCCTATCCCGGATGAACTGGTAGCCGACATGATTAGCCTTTGCCCTTCCTGCGAACGGGCGGAGTATATTCAACGCGGCAGTTCAACGGGCTTGCTGTACGCCATGCTGAGGCATGAAATCGACCAGGTACCCGCGAAAGGGATCAGCATTCCTATCCCTGATGAAATGCTAGGTCGGATTGAGAACGGCGAAACGATCACCCTGACCTATCACACGGCGCTGGATGGTTGGGTTGAGAACTTCGATCCCGACAGCGTATTGATTGAGAAGGAACCGCCTAAGTGACCTCCCCCGCATTTGCCGCCTGTCTCAAGTGGCTTCGCTCCAACCCGCACTACTACGCCATCACGGAGCATCTAGGGCAATGGCCGGTCGTCGAATTTTGGGATGATGAGATGGCGGCTGTCCGCTTCATTATCTGCGTAGACGATCCCCGTGAAACCGTATTCGCCTATGAAACCGTGAAGACAATCAGTGGCGAGACAGGCCGCCGCTACCGCACGGAAACCGGGGCCGAACTGTCCGTGATCGCAGAGGTATTCTGTCCAGAGGAAAAGCCATTCCAGCAAGACGCATAAAATCAAAACGCCCCGTCAAAGGGGCGTTCTCATTGGGGTTAGCCAGCGGTGGGAATTCTGGCGGCTCCCTGGTAGGGGGATGATTGAGGATGTCCTTCGAGGTATCTACGCGGTTGCGTCCGTTGCAGTGCGTTTTCACGCTACGCGGAATTACCCGCAAGGTCTGCACATCCTTTTAATGTGGAGTAAACCCCGGCACAGGTTCACCCCGCGTTTCTTGGCATCCCTACTACCACCGTGTGCCGCCGCGCACCCCTAAGGGCAGTGCGTGCCGGAGGGATCGAACCTCCCGTCTCACCAGCTTTGCCAGTGCGAAGTCTCCGAGACTTCCCTGCACGCCCTACTCCCGTTTGCCAGCCCTGCCCCGGCTTATCGCTCATCCACGAAGGGGTAACGCGGATGTCGAAACGGGATTCTAGAGAGCCAGAAGCAGCAGCCCATGACATCTGCTACTCCTATTCTGACGTTCACAGGGTCAAGTTGTGCGTTATACCCTTGACCCTGCTAGTGACGCGAGTGCGAACCGCCCGCACCTGATACCGCTTCATTCTATCAGTAGCCTTGTGTGCTATCGCGCCGTACAAAAGTGATTATACCATACTGTATCACTTGTAAAGGGGTCAAATTGAAAAGTGTCTGTTAATCATCCTCCTCATCGTCGGCGAATAGATTAGCGTCGCGAAGTCTTTGTAAAGCTGCTCCAAAGAACAACTCCATCTGATTTTCTTCGGCAGGCTCTTCCTGAGGCAAAATAGTCACGGGTGCTGCTACTGGCTGCTTGGGTTCCCCTTCAAGACGCATTTGGAGCAATGCCCGAATTCTTTTTCGGTATTCCTTGACTGTGCTGACCTTAATCCCCGTAACCTCGCTGATCTCCAAATTTGTGAGGCCCTGCGCGGCCCACAGGCAGATGTCGGCATCGCGGCGGGCTGCGGTTAGACCGCGCTCGCCTTTTTTGTCCCGATCTTGCAGAAACCACGACACCAAAGTGTCGTATAGCGTGTCAGTGTCAAAGTAGTGTTGAACATACGCCAACTCCGAAAAGCGATCTTCGTCCATCTCTTCAAAATCGCTTCCCTTGTGAAAAACGTCCGCAAAATCCACCGATGATTTTTGCGGATCGCGCACACCCTTCACCCCCAGCCGCCACGTCTGCCGCCAAGACATGGCGGCATTTGAGCCGACGGCGTAGTAATAAAGGATGTGTTTGCCAGGATAGACTTGCATGGCGTTATAAATTTTCCATGCTGCCTGAGCTTGCATATCATCAAACTCCGGCGTTATACGCCAGTCCTGACCTGCTTTGGTCAATGCCTTGATAGTAGTGATTCGTGCCAAAGTAAGCACATTTTCAGGATTTACAACCATCTGATCGAAGCTGATGTTAATCATGACAAACCTCCCTTTTTTTGCGTTTACGGCTATTGATTGATTTGGCTTACTCGTCAGTCAGGGAGCGACGATTACCGCCCCATTTGCCCATCTCTCGCTCTTCGATAAAGAGCGAGAACCGATTCAGTCCCTCACGTGGGCCAATCTCTGACAGATCCGCGCCCGCCCGCGCTGCCTGATACTCTGCGTAATGGTCATTCAGTACGGGCAGTTGATCGAGGTTTGACCGATGTCGATCTGCACAGGTGCCTTCAATTATCAGGTATCGGATAGCCTCGGCCTGCGACTTGAAGCCGTGACGCTCCATGTAATCCTGGAGCAAGAGGGGGATAACCCCCTCAGTGTTAATGGGTACGCGAAGATGTTTGCTCATTTGCTTAATCCTTTAATGAAGCGCCCGGTCGCCGATGCGTATTCAAACGCAAGTTGTCGTGCGCTTGATTTAATACGCTGCCTCACTTCATCGTCGTTCAAGGCTGGACTGACTGCGAATGAAATATCGAAATCAATCTCGCCCGCTTCGATATAGGCAGTCGCCCATTGATGAGCCACGCCTCTTTTAACCGCTGCTTCCCTGGTTAACCAGGCCAGTGTGCGTCCTTCGTTGGTTTCTGAACCTGCGTACCAAAGCTGGTAACGCAGGTTCTTGAGAATTAATTCCATTAGTTGAACTCGCCTGCGCGGACGGCCTTGTTCCATTCGTTGCGAGGATACCAAGTGCCATAGGTGCTGTATTTCACGCCGCGCTCGCTGGCTTCTGCTATGTCCACGCTAAAGCCTAGTGTCGTGTTGACGAACTTGCTGCCCATAAAATAGCAGCTCTTGCGGGTGTCCTTGATTTCGCGGGCTTGTTTTTGGGTGATGACCAGACCGAAACGGGTATCGAATTCGCTGATAATGCTCTTGAGGGTGGTTTTGCTGTTGATGTTCATAATGTACTCCTGTTTGCTTGCTTACTTGACCATACACTTACTATAATTCAAGTTAACTATCTTGTCAAGCATTAAACCTTATCCCCCTAGAAATTGGGGGTATAAACCCGCCTCAATTATTTTGTAGTTGACAGTGGATACAATAGTATGCTAGTCTGTATACAAGCGTTGATACACACGAAAGCGAGGTTCAATGAACACTCAACTGTTAGCGGATCAGATCAAGTCGCTGGTAGACGCTTGCGACGTGTCCAAGTACGCCCGCCGCGCTGGACTGCGAGCGATTACCACCTTCGAGCACCTGCCCTATCTGGACATGGAGCGTATGAACCAGGTACTCCCCGCCGCGCCGTTCACCGTAGCCGATGATGGCACCGTGAGCCGCAAGTCGGGTGTTGATGACATGGAGTTCATCAATGGGGTCATCACCGCGCTAGATGCCTACTACCTCTTGGTAGACCCGCCGTTGTCGCAGGACTACTACACCATCTATCAGGCAGCAGCCTACCTGCATGTTGCCCGTATCTCGCTCAAGAAATCCATTGAGCGCACCGGCAAGCCCGACTTCCAGCGGAGCCGAAGCCGCGATCTCATTTTCACTAAGGCTTCCCTGGATGAGTGGAACGAAGCCCGCAAGCCCGCTGGCAACCCCAACTGGGTACTGAACGAAGCCGAATAGCCCGCTAGAACGCCTGATTGACTCGGAATTAAGTCAGATTTCGCACAGGCGTTCTAAAAACTGGTCGTAGAAAAGTGATAGTATATTGTATAATTAAGGGACGGGTTGTCCGTTCCTTTGTCGAAGGGGTGTTCGATGTCCAACTTCCAGCCGTCGCCTGAGCAGCAGGCTATTCTCGATTTTGTCCAGCAGTCCCGGCAGAACCTTGCGATTGAGGCGCTGGCGGGTACGGGCAAGACCACCATGCTACTGGAGATTGCCCGCCGCTTGCCGCCGGGTGGTCGTCGCTTGTTCTGCGCCTTCAACCGGGACATCGTGTCCGAGTTGGAACGGCGCTTACAGGGAACCGGCGTCCTCACCAAGACCTTCCACGGGATTGGCTTTGCCGGTCTGCGGAAGCACTTAGCCGCGGCGTCAATCCAGCCCGACAGCAACAAGTACCGCGCTCTGGTCACTGACTGGGCGGATAACTCGGCTGAACTGGCCGACGCGGTGGAAACGGCCATCCTGAACGCGCCATCTGAGGAAGCGGAAGCCTTCGCCAAAGACCTGCGCCGCGAAAGCAAGAAGATGACGGTCGATGTCCTGGACTGGTTGCGTTACAAGCTGGTGGACTGGAAAGACGAAGCAGGTTTGATCGAGATGATTAGCCAGTACCGGCTAGACGAAGATGTCATGAACGATCAGGGAATTACCGGCGTCATCGTGTCGGCAGTCCCGGCGCTCATGGAGAAGGCCGAAGCGGAAACCCGCCAGAAGCATATCGACTTCACGGACATGGTGTACTGGGCGGTCAAGTGGAACCTGCCGGTCGATCAGTACCAGTACGTCTTCACCGACGAAGCGCAAGACCTCTCCCCCATGCAGCGGCGGTTGGTTGAGAAGTGCCTTGCACCCAACGGGCGGATCTTCGTCGTAGGCGACAAAAACCAGGCGATCTACAGCTTCGCTGGCGCGGACTCGGACAGCTTTGACCTGAGCGTGGTACGTCCTGCGGAGTCGGAAGTTTCGCCCACGGTTGAATATGCCGACGGTGGACGCGCCGCGCTGGACGCCCTCAAGGACATGGACTTAATGGTCATGCTGGAAGAAGCGCCTGCGCCGGAACCGAAGCTGCCGCCGCAGGTCGAGCGCCTCACGAAGGTACTGGATGACATGAGCTTGAGCCAGATTGACGCCATGATTAAGGTCTTGACGGTGTACAAGAAGATCTTGCTGGAAGAGGCCGCCAGAGAAGCGGTCTAACGAGAAGCGCACAGGTTGCCCAAACAGCCCGTGCGCCCCTGTCTGTGAACCCATGCGGAGCCACCCTTTACCGAGGCCCGCACTAGCCACAAGGAGATTTAACCATGAATGTGTACCGTTATCAACAAATGCTGAGTGGGATTGACGAACGCGCTAAGGGCTATGCCCGCAAGTTGATCGAGATTGCCTCCCCGGAAGCGGTCATGGTCATCGCTGACCACGGTCAGTTGCTCCAGAGTTGCCAGCGCGTGTCGCATGTTGACCAGGTGAGCTTTTTCCGCGCCTTTTGCAAGGTGAATAGCCACCTCCCTGGCTACATTGCCGACATCGAAATTCTGAGCAGCGTCAATCACGAACTGGTTGATCAGATGGAAGACCAGATCGCCATCCACGTCGCCACCCTGACCCGCGCAGGTGCAGCGTGAAACCCGCCCTGCGCGCCGAACTGGTTGCGTTCCTGGAAGCGACCATGCAACGGGTACATGCCGCCTATCCGGTCGAAAGCTGGTGTTGGATTGAGCAAGGCCCCGATCAAGGCTATGCCCCGGATACCTGCCTCTTGCAAGTGCGCTTTGTGCAGGGCTTTGACATGGATACCAGCTTCCCAGTAGACCCGCGCTTCGTCTGCAATGAAAACGAAATCAAGGAAGGTTCCCTGATTATCCTGCGCCAGATTTCGCTCATGGTTGGCACGCTACGGGGTGAAGGCTAACATGCGCCGGCTGGTGATCCTCACCCCCGACAACGCCCCGCTGTGGATGAACTACGCCGCGTGGGGGCAAGCGATGCGAACCATGCGCGTCGTGTGTCGGAACTGGTCGGTACTGGTGGCAGACCGGCACGGCCCCGACGCGGAGATTGTGCGCTGCTGCCAGACCTACCATATCGAGTATCAGGTAGTGGGAGTGACCATCTCCCCGACCAACGGCGCGAAAGGTCACTACCTGCGCTTGCTGGCGACCGGTACGCGGTCTGAGAAACGCATGGCGCGGGATCGCTACCTGGTCGAGTCGGCTGACCGCGTGGTCTGTCTGGTGGGTGCTGAGACTGGCGATCCAGTCAAGGCGCGGCATAATCGGGCAAGAGATGCCGGGGTCATGTACCTGTATGAATATGCGAAGGACTTAGGGAAAGAGGCCATCCTGCGCTCGCTGGATGACCCGGCTTACGTCGGGCAACTGCAACCTGTACTCAAGGAGGAATTGTGTCCCGTCAACTACCCGCAACCATCAACATAGGCCGCCACTTCATCCTACCTGATGAAATCCGGCGCTATGAAGTGCTAACTGATCGCTTTGTACGGGTTCACTTGCGCGGGAACGATCAGAACGGTACGCCAGACTATCTGGATTTCATTGACGAGGAAGCGGACGCTTTGCTGCTGATGCTAGACTACACCGCTGTGAACGTGGTGGAAATCGTCAGGAAGGCTACCGAAAGCCCGTATTCAAGCTGGTTGTTTCCAGATCGCCCGATAGCCCCGCCACCACGCTAAACTAGGAGGTTTGCCCGATGCTCAAGTTAAATAACCAGTACATCCCCTGGAGCCGGATTAAGTCAATTGAACACATGTTCGGCACAATCAGTTCGGTGAAAATCCACTTCACTGACGACCAGGAATCGCTGTGGGTAACGCACGAAGAAGGCAAGCGGCTTTTGCAGTGGCTCGAAGAAAACAGCGTAGACGTGCTGAAAGAAGGCGAGAAGCTGCTACTGTCCAAAGAACAGCGGTAATCAAAAGGGTGTCAGCTGACACCCTTTTTCATCCACATTGCCCAGTCCTCATGATTGCGTAGCACGTCAGTCTGATTGCCGTACTCATACACGTAGATCGGGTATTGCCTAAAGCCCTGTAGCAAAACGTAATCCCCATACTCCATAACCAGTGCGTGCTGGCTGTGGATCGCCGCTTCAGCCGCTTCTAAAGTCTCAAAGCTGGCTTCTGGCCGGTAGTCGATAGCTTCCCCGTCTCTGCCCTGCCAGAGGAAATACTGAGTTGCCATACCCCTACCCTTTCAGGCTTTCAGGCTTCCCATTTGCCAACGCCAAAACAATACGCGAGTAGATGTCCGGCGGAGTCTGCATCGGTTGCGGGTTGCGCTGGTGTTCACTGGCGTACAGCCACGCCTGCAGTTCCGTAGCGGCAATTCCCCGGAATAAGTCAGGATAGCCCGCTACCGGGTCAATGAACACGTACCCTGAAAACCCACGTACCACCTTGTAGCCCAGCGCTTCCAGTTCGCTCAGGCGTTCCGGGTCTAGGCGCGTCTGAACCCAGCAAAACACCTGATCCTTAACGCGCTGGGTGTTCAACCATGACCGGATCGCATCTTCACCCGCTTCAGTGGCAATCGAGCAATCGAAAGCGTCCTGCCGCTCCGGTGGATGAGCGCGGTTGACTGCATTCACGTCGTAGATCGTGGCATCCGGGAAGGCGCTACGAATGCGCTCCAGCCAGTCAATTGGCTCGGCAGTCTTCCAGCTAAACGTCAGGAGAAAGTGAGCCATTATCCTCCCCTTCTCGCATCATCAGGTACAGGATGCACTCGCACGCCTTTGCGGTGTCCTCTTTGCCAATAGTTATGCCAGATTGAATTGCTATCTCCATTTCTAACCAGGCGTGGTCGGTGCTGATAAACTCCATGTTGAGCGACTCCCACGTCAATTGCTCAGGTGTCAGGTACTGGGCCGCAAATTCCATCACGGTATCCAGTGGCGCAGGATCGCCGCCGCGTGCGTCTTTCACCCATTGGCGAATAGCTTCCATGCTTTGCTCTCGCCATTCCTGAATGCGCCTCACTTCGTTAGTGAGGACTTCCATCAGCTCCGCATTTATCGGCGCGGAAGCGGTGAACCCCACGTTGGATTGATTGACAATGTCCTGCAACCGGTACAGGCCGCTATCCAGCCGCGCTTCCTCACCCGTGCCAAAATCCCAATGATTTATCCGCGTCGGTATAGGCGCAGGAAGCTCGACGAACTTACCATCTTTGTCTATTCGTCCGAACTTAACATTTTGGATGTTGTGCAGATCATCAGAATAAATAATCTGCCCACGCTGGAATGGTTTTTGGGGTACGCCGGTCATTGCATGGGCGTAAGTGGATTCACCCTGCATATCCTTAAGCCAGTCTAAGAAATCAGGTGGAAGCTCATCATAGGGCCATTCGCTGTTCATCGATTCCATCCTTTCCCGTACTCATCATCCACGTCATCGCCTTGCCACCAATCGCGCAAGACTCGGAAGCGCCATGCCTCGCCCTCGTAAATGTTGTGGCCGCTAGTTTCCCTGCCAACACGCAGCACCCAGTCCACTGGATGCTCACCTTCAAAACGGGCTTGTGGGTCTGGTAATTTCAAGGCATATGGGGCCATGATTGCGTTCATTTCATTGACCAGATCGAATACTTTGGGAGCCATGTATTCTGCCCAGTCAGTTATAGCTTTGCTTATTTCGCTCATAGCTATTCCGTGAGCCGCCAGCGCTTCAATAGCAGCAACATTTAAGGCAGCACGCCACTTGTCCAAGTCGGATTGCATCGACTGTAATTCGCTCATCATCCCTCCTCTACTTGAACCGCGCTGAAAAACGATTGGCCCGTTCCTCGGCACTGGCCTTAACCTGTGTCGTCACCACAATCTGAGGCTCACTCGAAAGCGGCGGGGTGATGGTCTGCTGAGGCGTTTGTGCCACCACGCCGCCCTTCCCTGCTAAGGCATGAGCGATCAGACTCCCGCCGATGCTCTTGGCATCCACTTCCCGCCCGGTATCCCGCTCATAATCGGCCAGCGCGTTCAGGAACAGGACAAACAACTCCTTGCGCCGTCCGTGCGGTCTGGCGAGGCGTAGCGCCATATCCAGCGCCCGCTTTTCTGCCGGATCGTTCACATCAAACGCCAGCGAAATGCCTTGCGAGTTGCCTTCTCCATTACCGGGCTTGAAGCGTGCCATACATCCCTGCCTATTTAGACCAGTCGATAAGCGCAGCGACCTGCATAATGCCAACCAGGTTGATGTCCACCCAGCTAAACTTTTTGAGATGTGGGAAGTCCAGATAGCTGATAAACCGTGTCGGAACATGATATTCCCGGTGCCACTGTTGAATGGTGCTATGAGTGTAAAGCCAGCCCCCGCCGATGGCAATCAGCGCATCGACCGCGTCCCCCGGCGTACCCACGATCTTAGGCCAAATGTAGGTGCGGGCGTATTCCTGGCTCAGATGGTCAATCATGGCCTTCAGCCCAATAGCCTTCCCGCCAATGCTGACCGTGCCGGAGGCTTCCGTCCAGCCGGTAACTGCATTCCCATTGGCATCGGTGTAACCGGTGGCATAGCGCCGCAACCAGTAGTCCACATGTGCCGGGGTAAGCCAGCTGCCCACTTGCGGCTGTGTCTCAATGATCTTGTCAATGAGAGGCCGCGCCAGATTGTGCATAATCCCGCCCCGCGAGTCGCTGGCAGATTGCAGGCGATCTTCGATCAACTGCCCGTCAAAGAGCGTCGGCGAGTCGAACGTGCCAAAACCCGCGTCTAAGAGCCGAACCATGCCACTCAGCAAGTCTTGACCGTCCGGGCCGTTCACCCGCACGATGTTCCCGTTTAGGTCATAGCAGAACGCCGCATAGCCCGCGTCCGCTGCTTCCATGATGACCTTGACGTTCGAGAAGCTGTAGGTACGGCGGATGTTGTCCTTGGACAGCGTAATCTGCCATACCCCGCTGGGTTCATCGCGCTTGTTGACCTTGAGCGGATCGCCCGCCATGAAGCGCTGGATGACGCGGCTTTCCACCTGTGAGTAGAACCCCGGCGGCACTGTCACCAGCAAGCGATACGCCCCGTCTGGCAGGTCATTCTCAGCCATCATCACCAGCAGGGAGAAGATGTGTTCGGCACTGCCGTAGCGTTCCTCGCTGCCCTGGAAAGCATCCACTCGTCCGCCAGGGATGTTGAAGATGGCATCGCTGTATGCCCAGCGGGTTCCCTGGAACTCGGCAAAAGGGACGCGCATGACTGCACCTGCCGCCCGTTCCGTCTGCTGCCCGGAAATCATCATGCGGGCATTCGGCATGATCGAGCGCACAATCTCCGAGTCGTCATTCAGGTAGACCAGGGCGCATTTCCCGTTCCCGCCCTCGAAGCCCAACACCTTATCCAATCGCTCCAGGCGTTCCGGTTCCAGCTTGATCTTGCTGGCGGCCCAGTAAATCGGGATGTCCTTGGCTTTCACCTTTCGTGCTTTCGGGGTTTTTGTCGTCATTCAATCCTCCTTGTTAGAACAATAAGTCTTGCCATTTATATAAAGACTTTATATAAATAATCCTGCAAATCAAGGCCAACCTTCAAAATTGACCACTTCGACGTACTTTGCGTTTTCGTTTCGCGTTTCGCACTACTTTGCGAATTTTCACAAACTATGACGAATGGTTTGTGTTTTTTCAATGGAACTCGCGTTCTGTTTTGCGTTTCTCATTTTCAAAACGCGAACCAAATCCAAAGTAGCGCGACTTCGTATCCAACTGTTAAAGTGATGCTATGTTCACCACCAACCAGATCGCCAGCATGTTCCAGGTGCATCGCCAGACCATTACCAACTGGTGCCAGGAGTTTGCGGCCTACCTTAGCCCTCATGCCAACCCCGGTTCCGGTCATCGGCGGATCACCGAAGATGACCTGACCGTCCTGACTCTGGTTGCTACCATGAAGCGGGAAGGCAAAACACTGGAGAGTATCGCCGCTTCACTGGCTGCCGGGAGCAGGGCCGCGCCGCCGGAAAGTGCGCTGGCGGTCATCTCCACTTCACCCGGCGGGCAACTGGCCTTGTATCGCCAGCGCGTGAGTGAACTGGAAGATGAGAACGAACGCCTGACCGCCGAACTCGAACGCCTCAAACCTTTTGAAACGGCCAGCGCGGTCGATAAGGCACTGCGGGAACGGGCGGAAAAGGAACTGGCACAGGTGCGATCAGACTACGAACGGCTGCTGATCGAGAAGGGGAGGCTACAGGGGCGGACGGATAACGATTGACGTGTAGAACAAATTTGTTATCCTAGTAGCGTGTAACACACACAAGTCTCCCTGAAATGGCCTGCTGACTACGCAGGTCATTTCGTTTCCAGGCTACACACGTTCCCGCTCTTCCTCCAGTAAACCCGCCAGCGCCGCCAGATCATCCAGACTCAGCGCCTCTTTCAGCGCCTTCAGCGTCCGCTTGGCATTGCCCCGGTACACCGTCACGATCACCGCTTGCACCGTGTATCCCAAATGTGATTTTTGGGATACGGCCTCTGCGATATGTTCTAACCGCGCTTCCTCTTTGGCCTCTGCCAAGTCAGTCAGGTTGGCACTCTTCAGCGCCGTACTGCCGAGATACCCCGTCGCCAGCACCGTCGCCAGTACCTTGGACGCTTTTGGCGTACCTTCCCGACTGAACATTTCACCCAAGGGCGAAACCAGGTCGGGGCAGGTCAGACCGTAGCGGGCGATGAGTTGTACCACCATGCCCCGGATCTTCGGTGCCAGCTTATCCAGCGCCTCCGTCATGGCCTTAGCCGCTGTCACCGTGATCTCACCGCGTGTCACCATATGACTGACCACATGGTAAGGCGTGGTGTAGACCTCTAACCGGGATGTAATGATCTGCACACTGCGCTTCACATGCTCCGCTGTCGGGCTAGGCTTGCCCTCAGCTGCCGCCATCTGCCGTGCGTTCTGATAAGCCTCCGCCTGTTCGACCGGCTGAAGCTGGGCCAATCCCGTGCCACGGACGTGACGTTCCGGGATAGGGGAGGGCAGGTCAGAGTGAGTCCGGATGTTGCGCTCGACCAATGCCACCTTCAACTGCCGGTAGCCCGTCTGGAAACTCTTGCCCAGTTCCTTCTCAAAGCATTGAGCAAGACTTGAGTAACCTAGCGCTTTCCAACCTAATCTTTCGTCAAAATCAATGATAGAGGCCCGCAAATCCTGTCCAACGGTTTGAATCAGGTGCCAACCATCCCGGATCGTCCCGATTTGCTCACGGGCCGCGCTCTCGGATAGCGGTTCGATAATGCGGATGGTTGTGTCTGCCTCGCTCATATTGCCCTCGTTCTCCCTCACCAAAACGCCACTTATGAATTTTTCCCCAATTTTCCGTGAACCTGCGGTCTGAATTGTTAAAAAACTCGTACCAAACAGGTTCCTCAATTCTATACCAATTTCAGATATACTATCACCACAAACTGAATAGCTTACTTTTTTATTTACAACGCTGACAACGTTTACAATTCAGTTAAGAGAAGATAACGAAACATAACATCCAAGGGCGGCAGAAGCCCGCCCCCTGTGAAAGTGACCCGTTATGGTTGGCTTAGGTTTCATCCACTCCCATCCAGCCCTGGAACTTCGGGCGATGCTCCAGACCTTTCAGCATGGGATTACTGCCTTCGGTCAGGATGTCCAGTATGTAGTCCAGCGCTTCATCGTAGGTTGCATCCAGACCGCTGGCGAAATCGCGCAACCGCTGATGTACCTCTGGCGAAACAGGGATTCGACTTGTAAGACGACTGCTCTGCTCATCGGACATGAAAAGCACATCTCCTTTACGAAATCCCCTTTAGTTGAAGTACAACGCAACCTTAACCCTGGTCATGTGTCGCTGTCATGGTCTTCCGATAACGTGCCGTCTTCAGCGGAGCGGTTCAGATTCTCAATCTGGCGTACCGCTGCGATTAAAGCCGGGTCATGCTGGGCGATGAATGCTCGCAAAGCATCCGAGTGCCGACGCTTCTTGTACATTTTCTTCATCAGCGTCATGGCGGTGTGGACATCACGATCTATCTGGGTTGTAACCAAATCGCGCTCTTTCTCCATTTTCGTTCCCTTTCTGAATTGTATCTCAACACTAATGGAAAAATCAATAGCATCAATTAATTTTTCTCAATTAAACATTAACTTGATGTTTTCATCAAAAACATGGTATAAATATCATGTTGGAATTGTAAATCACTTAAAGCCTATAGCGAATATCGAATAAGCGCATAGTCGCATAAAAGCGAGTATCCGTAGGGCTTTTTGTCTCTGTTTTAAGAACGTTTGTTCGCTCGATTTTGTGACCATAGATGGATTGACAGGAGGACAGAATGCAACCGAAACGACGCAGCAGCCCGCCTCCCGGCTCCCGGCAAGTGGGGGAGACAGAGTTAGGCTACAACCTGGAGAACAAGGACTACGGTCTGAAGGTCTCCGCAACGGTGGAAACCATGTCGGGGCAGGGTGGCACGCACATGAGCATCCTGCGCTACCAGAAGGAAGGTGATGACGGGATCATGCGTTGGTATGCCACCGAGTGCAACTACAAGGTGCCAGCGCGTCCGGCTTACAGTGGCTATCGCGTCATCGTCTGGATGGGGGCGTGGATCGTCTGGACTCAGAAGGTGGGCAGTGTCAGAGAGGGCATTGAGATGGCCCGTAGCTACGCGGCGTCTCAACTGAACATCACGGCTGAGAAGCCCGGTTCCCGCCTGCAACCACTTTACCCGAACGCCGCGCCGTTCCCCGCCTACGACGAACGCCAGATGGAATTGGAGTTGCGATAATGTTCCCTCCAACCCTCGATCAAATCCTATCGCCCATTGAGGCTACCCCGCACACCGTGGAAGAGGTGTACCTGAATGGGCTGGTGGACGGCGGCGACTCCGGTGAACCGCTGGGCATGGTCTACGTTTACCACCGCAACAGTGAGGTGATCTCACTCCAGGAAGCCTACAAGACGCGCTATGGTGTGCGCTACTACCGGGCTACCGTTTGGCACAGCCAGTTCGACCAGCAAAGCATGTCGCATAAGGATCGTTTCCTGACCGTCCTGCTGCGCGGCGATGCCATTGTGAGCGTCGAAAAATGAGCGAGACCTCTTTCGCTTATCGGCGTACACCGACTTTCAGCAGTCGCAAGCCGTTGCCACCGCCTCAGCGTCCGGTACGGCACTTCCTGCCGGAAGGGTTGGTCGCAGGCCCCGCCATCGCGGTTATCCATGATAAGCCTGTGCGTGGGGTAGTGATGGAGCGCATTCTGAATGCACGGGACGGATGGTGGGTCGGGTTCCAGCCGGACGGCTGGTACGGCTTCCAGTACGTCAAGGCAACCGATGTTCAGCCAGTGCGGGCGCTCATGATCTGCCCGCCGCAGTCACTTTTGGTAATTGAAAAGCCTGCTGTTTAGCAGGCCCATCGTTTGGGACGCTACAACTTAAGGGGTTAATGCGTCCCAGGAAAGAGCATACCACATGTCCGATCTGTCATCAAATACCAGCGAACTCAGCATTGTTCCTACCAGCGGCGTAGACCTGCGCCGCGCCACGGTGCCATCCATGAACGATGTGCTGACCATTCAGGCGATGTGCAAGGCCGCCGCTGCGTCTGGACTGGTTAAGAGCAAGGCGTCTAACATCGCTCAAAAAGAGGCCGATGCCTTCTTTATCAGCATGTACGGTTACGAGTTGGGTTTCCCTCCCATGACCGCGCTTCAGTTGATCTACGCGGTCGATGGCAAACCCACGCTATCGGCTCAGGGTATGGTTTCCCTGTTACGACGGCACGGCTTTTCCGTCGAACTGCCTGACCCTGGCACCGTTAAAGACTCAGCTACCGTCAAAGTGCGTCGTCCGGGCGGGGAATGGCGGACATACACCTACACACTGGATATGGCTTCTAAAGCCGGTCTGACAGGCAAAGACAACTGGCGTAAGTATCCCGCCGAAATGCTCATCTGGCGGGCTGCTGCGACGGGATGCCGCATGGAAGGCGGCGATGCTACCGCGGGCTTGTACATGATTGAGGAGATGAATCCCGATGCCGAGATTGACCCGGTAGACGGATCGCTCATCGTCTCTGGCAGTGCCACCAAGGTCGAATGGCCGACCGCCGCGCTGGTGACTGAGTTGGTGAATAGAGCGATGGCTTCACTGGGTATCAGCCGGGAAGAAGTCGCCCGCTACGCCGGTGTAGACAACGTTGATGACTTAGCAGCATGGAGCAAGTACGCCGGTGCCAACGCAGCAGGGCAGGCGATTAAAGCTGCTCATGCCGCCGCTCATCCACAACCCGCGCCGGAAGCTGCACCTGCACCCCAACCGATGTCGGAGCCGCCTGTAGCGAGTGGTACAACACAACCCGCCGGTGATCCACTGCAAGCCCTGCGCGATCTGCTCCAGTCGCAGTTGAACATGACGCTGGATGAAGCCGCCGCGATGCTGAACGTCCAGAACCACACCGTCAAGGATAGCTGGAAGCCCTTTGGAGCGCCGTCCGGGGTGATCGTCGCTATCCAGAAGAAACTGGCACAGCAGCCACCCGCCGCGCCGAAGTCAGCATTAGACACCTTGAACACGGCAGGCTGGACAGACTCGCAGCTGAAGGCGTGGCAGGAAGTCATTAACCAGGACTACATCGGCCTGGATGAAGCCACAGTCGCTATTTGGCTGGAATACGCCGGCAGCACCGTGGATAAGCACTACAGCAGTTTAGCCGAAGCCCGCGCCATGCTGTCGGCTAAGGCACGCAATAACAAGACCCAGGTCGTCTGCTACAAGGCCCGCTATCAGGGTCAGTACACTGAGTTTGTGACCGCAGTAGGGGCAATCAAGCTGTGGGGCCGGGATCAGTTGCGGGCGCTGGGCGAGGACTACGCCGCCTTTGCCGAGACCTGGGAGAAGGGTAAGGAATACCTGTTCTCTGAAGCCAACCTTGCGCCGCTCGGCATTGACTGGGAATGGGCGGGCAAGGACAACCAGAAGTACATGCAGGTTGCCACCGATGGACTGATGTCCCTGGCACCTGAGAGCGACATGCCGTTCTAGTCGAGTAGGGGAGGGGCGGGGTAACGCTCGTCCCTCTTGGAAAGGAGTGCCAGATGACGGAGACAAAAGACATGCTGATAGACGGGCCTGAAGAACTTGAGGCGATGCAAGAGGCTGATGCCATCCGGGAAAGCCTCAAGATTGGCGTTCGTGCCTGGAAAGAAGTGGACGATAAAACCGCCAAACTTCAGGCCGAATACGACGCGGCATATTCAGAGTTTATAAGCAAGCATGAGGGCTTAATCAGAAGCCTGGAAACCAGCAAGAAAGCAGCGGCAAACGCAAAACAGACTCTTCAGGAGAAGTCTGTTGAATTGTTCAAGCTGACCGGGGAAAAGACCTGGGCCGCTTTCCAGTGCGCTGAAGGCTGGACGCTGCAATTTGACGATCAGATCATGCTCGATTGGGCGCTCACGGAAGCACCGGGGAACGTCCGGCGGGAACTGGTCACACTCAACACCCGCGCCGTGGATAAGTTGTTTCGCGCTCGCATTGAGGACGGCGGCACGATCAAGGCGTATGAAGGCTGCAAGGTGCCACCGGTCATGGGAATGCGTTCCTACACGGGCAAGGTGCTGACCGACAAGCTGGAAGCACTGCTGACCGTCCCTATGGTAGTAGAACCAGCCAAACAGCCGGACAAGGCCGAAGACCCAATCCCGTTCTAGCCCGTCATTTACCCAAACTTGTTGGAGTCTCTAACTTTCAGTTGGAGACTTCCAAAAAAAGTGCTAACATGAGGTTCTCTGAAGTGATATTTGTGACACACTGGAGTAGCACACATGGCATTGATGTAAAACAAAACCCGCTTTTCAGCGGGCTTGCGGCGGGCGCGAGGCGTTCAAACACAAGTCACCAACATCATGGATCAATCGGCGTGCAACCGATTGATTGTCGGGAGAAGGACTACCGGGGGTAGTACCTCTCGTTTGCTTTGAACACCTTACTTGCATGAAGATAGCATAGCTTTTCTCTCAGCGCAAGTTAAAGGTGGTCAACAGACCACTTATTTTTGGCAACACAACAGAACACAAGTTCCATCAGGAGCTTATCATGACCCAGTACAGCTATATCGACAACGAATTTGCCCGCAACTGGATTGCCAGTCGGCATGAATCCCGCCGGGGTGTGTTCACTCCACTGTCTTACATTGACATCAATGAGGGCAACCGTTTTGACGCTGATGTCTTTGCCCAGATTATGTTCTGGCATGAACCCAATGCCGAAACGAACCAGCCACGGTTGACCCGCCAGCGCGATGGTCATTTATGGTTGGTCAAAAACCACGCTGAATGGTGGTCAGAGACTCGGATTAACAAGCGCACCATACGAGACTGCCTGGAGCGTCTGCAAAAGCGCAATCTGATCGTCTACGAAGTGCATGGAGAGCGCGGCCTATGCGCTCCCTGGATCAGGGTGAACTGGTCTGAATTTGAGAAACGCATGAAGCTTTGGATGGAGGTAGGGGTGGTCAGTTTGACTGAAAAAGACTACCAAAATCTCTGGCTAAAGCGTGTCAAAATCACAAATGACACCATCCTTAAAGCCGATACCCCCCTGACATTTCCCGTCATACCCCCTGACATTTCCCGTCATACCCCCCTGACATCTGCCGTCATACCCCTGACGGGAAACGTCATTTCTAATACAGAGACTACAACAGAGACTACCTCAGAGACTACTCATAGAGAAAAACCTATTGCCGCGCCTTCGGCAGCGGCGGACGACTTTTCGCCAATGGGCGAAATTGATGACTGGTTAGCGAATGACTTGCCAGTACAGCCTGTCACCGAGTCAGAACCAACACCCGTCCAGGAAACCCCCGCGCCAGAACCGCCGAAGCCGACTGAGCCAGATTGGACTGGTCGGGAGATGTGCCAATTGGCCGTGCGCTACTACTTCGGTTTGCAGGAACCGAAACGACCGAGTGAGTTTAGCCACATTCAGAAACTGGTGAACTTTTTCACTGGCAAGGTGAAGATCAAGGGCAAGGGGGATGAGTGGTCTACGCACCAGCAAAGCGAAGACCCGCTGGCAGCCTATGAGATTGTCGGCTTGCGGATTTGGTTCAAGGGCAAGTTCGAGGATGCCACTTTACCGCAAAAGCCTTCCACTCTGGCGGATTACATTCCACAATTCCGAATGGCTGAGAATTACCGCCGCTGCTGCGATACAGGAGCCAAGCGCCTGCTAGAGATGCGAAAGGCTATGCAACCCGCCGTCGTCGAACCGGAACCCGTCCTGAGCCATACCACACCGACTGCGCCGCCGGTCGAGGACGATCACATCTCGCCAGAGTTCGATTTCCTGCCCGGTGAAACCCTTGCCGAGTATCGCGCCCGACTGTTCCCCCGTCTTTTGGCTAATGTGAGAGGAGTTTCAGCGTGAATGCTTTGGCAACTAAACCCGCTGCACAGGTCTGGCTGAATGAGAACACCGCAAAGCGGGGCGTTCAGATCGGGTCAAAAACGCTGGCGATCAGCAAGTCGCTCCCCAACTCGGAAGCCGACGAACGGCTGGTACTAGGTAGCATCCTGGCAGCAGGTATCATCGGCAAGGGGAATGAGTATTTCCGCCGGGTCAGCAGCCAGTTAAACCACACCGACTTTTTCAGTCTGAAGCACGGTTACATCTGGCGGGCGATGGAAGAGGTCATCGAACAGGGCGATCAGATAGACGCCAAGACCGTAGCGGCACAACTGCGAAACCACACCACGCCAAACAACCGCACGCTGCTCCAAGAAATCGGCGGCGATCCGCTGCTGGTAGAACTAGCAAACCATAGCGGGCCGAACCTGGAAAGCTATGCCCGCACGTTGCAGCGCTTCTCAGTCGGTCGGGAGATGCTGGTAGCGTCCATGAAGCTGGCTGAATTATCGGGCAGGGTAGGCAACCTGACCGTGGATGAATGCACGACCGCGCTGACACAATCCATTCGCGAGTCGCAGGTCAAACTCATGGCGCTCAGTGACCGTCAAACCTATGACGTGAGTGCCAATCTGGACAAGTACATTGCCAGCGTGGAAGCGCGGTTTAATGCCGACTACAAGCCGGGTTTAAGCACAGGCTTTGCTGGGTTGGATAAGTCGTTGCTGGGACTGCGTAAGCGCAAGCTGTACTTGTTTGGAGCGCCGCCGGGGTGGGGAAAGACGGCGCTTATGCTCAATCTGGTCACGAACATCCTACGGCGCGGCGGGCGGGTGCTGTTTATCTCCCTCGAAATGAGCGCGGATGAGATGATGGATCGCCTGATCTGTCAGTTAGGCATGATCGATGGCACGACTTACCAGACCGGCGGCAAGCAGAATGAGCGCGATCTAGCCGCTATTCGCCGGGGTATGCACGAATTGCAGCGCCTGACCGATGGCAACCGCTTTATCATCGAAAGCATGAGCCAGCCAACCATCGAGCAGATTGAAGCCAAGCTGGTACAGCATCAGCTTTCGCCCGGTTATGACGTGGTGTTTATTGACTACGTGATGACTTCGACCATCTCCGACGGCGGGCGTTTTCGGGATAACGAACGCCTGCATATGCAGCATGTTTACAGCACGCTGGATCGCCTTAAGAAAGACTATGACGTGCCGATTTGGGCCGCAACGCAGATGAATAAGGGGTGGGCTACCCGCAAGGGACGTAAGCCAGAGATGGAAGATCTGTACTTCGGTAGCATCGGCAAGATGGCTGCTGATGTGATCGCCTTTTTGTACCAGGAACGCTATGTCACCAGCGAACCGGACAACATGAATGCAGAGATTATCCTTCGCAAGAATCGTTCCGGCCCGATTGACCGTAGCACAACCATTGAACTGGACTGGCAACCAGAGTTCCAGCTATTCAGCGATGCCATGTCGAATGCCGTACCAGGCGCTCCAGGCGGCTATCAGCTTGGAGGTATTCAATGACCCCGGTCGATGAAATCAAGGCACGGATCGACATCGTTTCGTATATTCAAAAGGGTGTCAGTCTCAAAAAGGCAGGGCGGCTGTACAAGGCGTGTTGCCCGTTCCATGCCGAGAAAACCCCCAGCTTCACCGTAGACCCGGAACGCGGCACCTGGCACTGCTTCGGAGCCTGCAACACCGGCGGCGATGTGTTCAGCTTTGCCATGAAGCAACACGGTTGGAGTTTCCCTGAAGCGCTGGAAGCCTTAGGCAAAGAGGCGGGCGTAGATGTACGTAGCCAGAGTCCGCGCCAGAAGGCCGCTGAAGCGCAGCTGGATAAACTGCGGGGCATTTTGTCGGAAGCAGCGACATGGTACCACGCCCAGCTTCTGAGCGAGCATCCGCTGGCGCAGGAAACCCGACGCTACCTGACCGATGAGCGCGGCCTGTCCCTGGAAACCATCACCGCGTGGCAACTCGGTTATGCCTTGCCGGGGTGGTCGAACTGGCTGGATGAGGCGACAAAACTAGGCTACAGCCGGGAAGATCTGATGGCGGCTGGACTGGTTAGTAAGAACGAAACGCGCCACTATGACCGCTTCCGCCATCGCCTCATGATCCCAATCCAGGACGAACGGGGCAGGGTGGTGGGCTTCGGAGCGCGGTCACTCGACCCGGCAGACGAACCGAAGTACCTGAACTCGCCTGAGGGCATTCTCTTTGCCAAGTCGAAGCTGCTCTTTGGTCTGCACGCGGCACGGGAAGCTATTCGCAGCAGCAATAGCGCGGTCATCGTCGAGGGCTACATGGATGTTATCCAGGCGCATCAGGCGGGCCATCGCAACGTGGTCGCTCAAATGGGGACGGCCCTGACACCTGAGCAAGCCCATCAGCTTCGCGGCGCGGGGCAGATCATCATTGCCCTGGATGGTGATGCAGCGGGTCAAACCGCGACTCGGCGTAGTCTGGAGATCATGGTGCAGGTCAACCGCGATATTCGGGTGATGACCTTGCCGGAGGGCGTAGACCCCGATGACGCCATTCGGGAAGGGCAGTGGACGGGGTTGATCGACCAGGCCGAACCGGTGACAAACTGGCTGATTGCCCGTGCGGTTGAGAGTTTACCCGCCAATGCCAGTCCGCACCAGCGCTTGGACGTGGCGAAATCGCTCATCCCGGTACTCCTGAAAGCCGAGAGTGACGTGATCCGCCATGACGCGGTGCAGACTCTCGCCATGCGTCTATCCCTGCCGGTTGCTCAGGTTTTGGAGATGCCAGAGATGTCCCCCGCACCGGAAATTAGGCTGGTGAAAAAGCCGGAGACGCTACCGAAATCCGGCATTGAACTCAACATCCTGCGGACGCTGATCGAAGCCCCGGCGCTGCTCAATTTTGTGAACCAGGTCTTGGCTTCCATGACGCTCTTGCCACTCACACCAACCGACTTCCCGCAATCCGGGCGGCTGGCTGAAACGGTACTCACAGGGCAATTGCGGGTAGGGGAGGTCGAAGGGTGGGAGATGCTGGAACGCTACGGTCTGTTACTGGAAAAGCGCCCGCTGGTGTCACAGGTTTGTCAGCTGCGCCTCAATCGCCTTACCAGCGAAGTGGATAGCCTGCTGGCGCTGGACGATCTGGATCAAGGCATGGCGCGGCTTAAGCTCAAGGCGATCCTGCAAGAGTACATGCAGCGCATTGCGTCCTAGCCGTAAGTGTGAGTATGTAGTATAATCTTGTGTAGGCGGCCTCCAACGCCTGAAGTGGGAGTGAAGCTCTAGTCACCGAACCGCAAACTTTGTTGGGCTAGAGCTTCTCTTTATGCTTGCTAAAAGTGATATTGTAATGTATTATAAACAGGACGATAGAACTTTAACTATGAAGGGCAAGTAATGCACCTACTCCCCGCCGCAATTTCCAATGCACCGCCGATGATTGGCGCGTGGCCGCTTGACTCCGTCCAGTGCTGCGACGCGCTCAATCTGCTGCGCGGCCTGCCCGCTGGCAGTGTAGACGCAATTATTACTGACCCGCCGTACAACATGACAAACCTAGTTTTTGAGCAGGCTATCGACTGGAAAGAGTTTTGGCTGCAGGTGCGCCGCGTTTCCAAGTCAACACGCAGTCCCGCGATTCTATTCAGTATGCAGCCGTTCACCACTGACTTGATTGTCAGTAATCGAAAAGGATGGCGGGATGAAATCGTGTGGCATAAAACTATGCCAGTCGGGTTCCTCAATGCTAACCGCCGTCCACTGGAATGTCATGAATTGATTGAAATATTTGCCGACAATGAGCCGGAATACTTCCCGCAAATGGAAACTAGCAATGTTATTCGTTCCGGGTCTATACCCTCAGGAAAGGCAGATCACTACGGCAAACACGAACGCAAGGGTTCTTATCAGGATACCGGGGCGCGTTTTCCGCGTTCGGTGTGGACTTTCGCGCAACGGAATACCGCGTTTCAGAACACAGAAACGCTGCACCCTACTCAAAAACCGCTTCTATTACTGGAACGATTGATCGAAACATACACTCGACCGGGTTGGCTCATCCTTGACCCATTCATGGGTTCCGGTACCACCATAGTCGCCGCCCGCAATCTCGGTCGCCGTTTCATCGGTTGCGATCTGTCCTCTGATTATGTTGCCATTGCCCAGCGACGACTGGCAGAACCGTACACGCTCAATTTCATAACACAGTTGGAACAAAAGGAAATGGCGGTTTAATGGAACCCATCGCCCAATTTGCAGCAGACATCAGCGCCCGCTTGCAACCCTTCCAGCTTCTAGCCAAGGCGGTTGCAGCGGGGCAGATCACCGAAGATCAAGCGCGGTCGGTCATGATCTCCAGTCTGAACCAATCCATGTCCGTCATTGATGACGTAGTGCGCTACTTGCGGGCAGGTCGTCGGCAGGTTGGCTACGTCCCCGCCAGTTACGCCCACGGGCGAATCAATGCCCGCATTCGGTTTATTACGGGCCAACACTGCCGGAGCGGGGTGTTGTTCCTGAAGTCCTATCGCATCGCGCAGTCAGCACCCGCTTTGAAAGGAGTGTTTTTATGCAAAAGGAATTCAGCCTAGAGTTGCAATCCGAATCTATAGCCGATCAGATGGCAAAAGATGCAACGCGGCTTCGCAAATTCTTGCAAGCCCAACGGCAGGATTTGCACTTAGCCCGCTTACGCCTTATTGCTCAGATTGAGGTGGACTATAACTACGCCTATCCAGAACTGGCACGGTTTCGCCGGGGGCGTAGTGCTTCAGCCTGTATCGGTGATTTTCTGGCTAGGCGGGAGTGCGATCTGTAATTAGCAGGTTTGCTGTTTTGATTAGTGAGAAGTGATGCTATACTGTATGTCACAGAACGCCAGTTCTGGGAAAGGTGGTAGATGAAATCCCGTTCCAGCAAAATCAACCGACATAAAGCGCGGGTCGAGCGTAAGGCCGCAGCGCGGCGGGCCTTCCACAAGGAACGCCGTGCGGGGAAGAAGACTGTACCTGCACATCTGCGTAACCAGAACCGGGGCAGTGCACTGGGCTTCGCTGCGATGCTGGCACAGCTTGGTCAGATTCGGCGTCGTGGTCAGTCGGAGTAAGCGTATAGAGAAGGGTAGGGGTCAACGTGAAATGGGAAGAGGTGCTGTACCGTGAGGGGCAGCGGGTCATTCTGGATGCAAATGAATTCCATCGGCTCTTTCCAGAGATCGAAACCAGACCGGAAGTTCGCGGATACTACGCCACGATTGCCGAAAACTGTTGGTATGACAGTCCTTACGTGGAAGTGTCGATCAATGGGCTGGACGTGCGGGTGGTCGTAGACGCGGGCTACATCATTCACGAAGACCTGATTTCAGGCAATTTTGATAGCGGCACCCCGGTTTAGCAAGGAGGTATGGTATGGCACCTGTAACCTGGTTGGTTGAACGCCGTGTGACCTATGAAGACACTGACGGTCTGGAACAGCACCGTTGGGACGCAATCGCGGGCATGGCTTACCCGACTGAGAAGGAAGCTCAGGACGCGGCGCGGCTGCTGAGTTTGCAGCGGGATCAGGTTAACACACCGTTCCGCTGGCGCAGCAGTGCCAAAACTGACAAGCCAAATGAGCCGGCACAGGCATACCACTACCTCTACGGTCAACTCTGGTCAGACGGCGGGCAGGGTAGTCCCGTGCGGCTGGTTCGCTATGCGCCCGATGATCCCAACGAAGTCGATCAGACCTACCGCTACCACGTTGAAGTGCAGGTCAAGCCGGGGGAATGGCGGATAGTGCCAGATAGCGAAAACCTGATAGACTATGAGGACGCGATTGACGCAGCTATCTCCCTGGCGAACCAGGACAAACACGCCCGCCCGCATCGTGTGAGCGTGGATGGTGCTGCGACTCTGCTACCAGTCGTCTATGCCAAGGGCAACCAGCGCCAGCCTGACCTGGACTTGTTCGAGGCCATTCTACTGGTCGAAACCGAGAGCATCCCGGATAAGCTGGATGCTGAACTAATCGGCGCGGGGATTATGAAGTTAATCGCCCGCTATTGCGCGGTCTACGATTTCAACTTCGATGAAGTCCTGGACGCGATGAAGGAAAAAGTGTGACCTCAACTGTCAAACCAGCAAACAGCCGCTTTTACATGGCGGATACGCCGCTCATCATGGAGCGTATCGAGGCTGTGACCACTTGGCTGGAACAGCAAATGGAGCGGTATGCCGCCATGACCGAAAACATGGCGGCGGGCTACTGGTTCCCGGCGCTGCGAGACAAAGTGACGGGCAAGCCGGAGCGCTCCAACGTGGTCAGTCAGATTATCTTGAGCACGGCCCGCGATGTGGGCAAGGATCGCATCACCAAGGCGCAGCTGGAACGCTATTTGTCGGATTACCATCTGGTGGTCGAAGCGCCTGACTATGACTCTACAGCGGACGTGTGTGTCTATATCACGGAAGCGACAGCGGACGCGATAGGGGTGCTGGTGCAAGAGTTCCAGCGCCTGCTCCCGGATGTCGAGTGGTACAGCAGGCGCAACCGCAAGGCTCCCAAGTACCGCATGATAATCAGCATCGCTATCCAGCACGTTTGGGAGCGCATTCAGGAAGCGTAAGCGGGGCAGGGGTAAAACTCTGCCTTTTCCTGCGACGAATTAAAAGTTATACTATATAGTATAGTCAGAAAGGGGTGAACCATGAGCCGCAAAATAAAGGCGTTAACTATCTGGCAACCGTGGGCTTCTCTGGTGGCGTTAGGCGAGAAGCAATATGAAACACGCGATTGGAAGACTTCCTATCGCGGTCTGATCGCTATCCATGCGGCGGCCCGGAAGCCGACCAGTAACGATTTTTGGCACATGCAAAACGTGCTAGGTGCCACGCTGGAAGAACACGGTTTACCCGATGATCCGCGTTTGTTGCCACAGCGGGCCATGTTGTGTGTCGGGCGGCTGGTGGATTGCATCCCGACTGAGCGCGTCATGGAAACCATGCTGTATTCCAGTCGGGAATACATGTTCGGCAACTTCCAGCTCGGTCGCTTTGCCTGGAAGATTGAGATGGTACATCGATTTGAAACGCCTATTCCGGTTAGCGGGCAACAGGGGCTATGGAACTGGGTGGTACCTGAATCGATCTGGCAGCCTGAATGGGAGAAGGGAAGTGTGACCTATGCCTAACATCATCGAACACCGGCACTTGGAAACCGACAAGCTGCTAGATGAGCATCATGCCAATGTCATGCCGCGCCAGAGTGTCCGTATCTTTGGCAAGCATACTGTGTCTGAACCCGTGCCGTTTGACCTGGTATTTGTTGTCGGGGACAAGGCGGTACATGGAAGCTGGAACCTCATCTACGTGGGTGAAATCACCAGCATCACCGCAAAGACCGTGACGATTAAGCCAGCCTACAGCGGCAAGGCCACTCGCCTGACTCTGGCGCGGTTTATCGAACTAAACTGGGACTATGACGCGGAACGCATCGCCCGCCATAACGAGTTGATCGGGGCAGGGCTGTGATTACTGCCACCGATTTCTTTTGCGGGGCAGGGGGGAGTAGCACCGGCTTGGTAGAGGCTGGTTTTGAAGTGCGTCATGCCGCAAATCACTGGGCGCGTGCCATCGAAACACACCAGACCAACCATCCGCAAACAGAACACAGCATTGACGATCTTCAGGAGGCGCATCCGTCCTGGTATCCGCGTACTGATGTGGCATGGTTTTCGCCCAGCTGCACCTCTCATAGTCTGGCAAAGGGGCGCAAGCGCAAAGGCGCTTCGCAGCTGGACTTGTGGGGAGAAAGCGTGCTTACCCCCGATGAAATCCGCAGTCGTGCCACTATGCGAGAAGTGGTCGAGTTTACCGCCTATCATCAATACGAAGCGGTCATTGTTGAGAATGTAGTAGACATTCGCTATTGGGAATACTATGACCAGTGGCTAACGGCCATGCGAAATCTTGGCTATGAGCACCGCATTTGCTATTTCAATAGCCAGTTTTTTGGCGTTCCGCAGAGTCGGGATCGTTTCTACGCGGTGTTCTGGAAGCGTGGCAACAAAGCGCCCGATCTGGACTTTCGCCCGCTGGCGAATTGCTCCAAGCATGGGACTGTTAAAGCTATTCAAAGCTTTAAGAAATCAGATTTCCCCTGGGGACGTTATGGCACCCGGCGGCAGTATGTCTATCGTTGCCCGCAGTGCGGCGAAGAAATTAAGCCCGGTCATACCGCGGCAGCCAGCATCATTGACTGGTCACTGGAATGCCCGCGCATTGGAGACCGTGAAAAACCACTGAAGCCTCGCACGATGGAACGCGTTCTGGCCGGTCTGAAAAAATTCGGCGGTCATGTGCTCGATCTAGGACACCTGCACGCCGAACACCCCGGCAAGGTCTCATCGCTGGACGGGGTTCTGCACACCATCACCAGTCAGCAAACGCTGGCCTTGGTGCCACCGTTCCTGACTTCCCAGCACGATGGGCGCAATCCTTTGAGGACGGTTGATGACCCGCTGTGGTGTGTCACCAGCATGAACAATGAACAGCAACTTTGTGTGCCGCCGTTTATGACGGTTATGAAAAACAGTGCCAAAGACGGTTACAACCAGCCGAGTATTGGCGTTGATGAACCACTGACTACGGTGGTTGCCAGCGCCAGCCAGCATGGACTGGTGATGCCTCCATTCCTGGCGGAATTACGGCAGAATTCGACGGTTCGCAACGTGGATGAGCCTCTATCTACAATTACGTCAACCGGGGCGCATCATGCGCTGATTATGGCCTATTATGGCAATCAGCCCACCTACGCCCGTACCAGTGAACCATTGCCGACTCTGACGACGGTGGATCGTCACGCGCTGATTACCCCTGAGGAAATGCTACCGGATTGCGGCTTCCGGATGCTGGTACCGCAGGAACTTAAGCTGGCTATGAGCTTTCCTCAAAGTTACATCATCACTGGGAACAAGTCCGAGCAGGTCAAGCAAATTGGCAACGCTGTAACACCGGAAGTTGCTAAATGGCTTGGTCGGCAAGTAATGGAGAGTCTTCAATGAAACGCTGCGTTGCTATTCCCTTGACCGCTGTCCTGCTGTTGCTAGTCGCCTTGATCTACCTGGGCGGCCTCTCGTTTTTGCGGCCTGTCTATGACGGGTTGCGGCATACTCGAATCTGGCTTGTTCGCTGATCGGTTTTTCTAAAGGAGTTAATGATGGAAACCAAGCTTATTACGCAGGTTTGGACAATCGTTGCATCAAAGCCTTTGCCAGATGGCACGCTTTGGTCAGAAATGCGCCGACCGCAAGATTGGGGTGATCCCAAATGGACACACCGCGTGTTTGCCTACGTCAAAGACGAATACTCACAAGGTGTTCACTGCTGGGTTGATGTGCCAATGTCAGAGACTGAAATGATTGAATTATTCAGGCCGCTCATTACTCAGGTTTTTATTCCTGGTACACCTGTTTGGTTATGCGGAGCAGAATTTATGGACGAAGATGATTTTTGGGACGAAAAGTGGGGAGACATGCCCCCATTTTACCCTGACGGAGATGAACATGATGAGGGGTGGTAGCAATATTTTACTATTTGATTGATTTGCTTACTGAATGTATTGCTGATTGTCTTTACCCCGCCGGATAGCGCTCAATCGAGCCTACCCACTGCGCCAGGGTATCCAGCAACGCGGCTGGCACCTGCACGTAGACGCAACCCTTGGACGGCGCGGGCAGCACAATCGTATCCGGCGTGTTGTCCGCAACCAGATTGAAACTGATCCCATCCACGTCAATCCAGCCCTTGACCTGTCCATTTTCCACGTACATCCAGCCCTGCACTGGCTTCAGCCAGACATCCACCGGCGTGCCTTTGACCAGTGAGCCAACGGTGTCCCACTTTTCACCCGGCCCCTGACGTACAGGCCGCCGAACGCCTGCAAAGGTCAAGCTGCGACGTACTGGCGTGCCGCTAGGCTTGTCTACAGGCTTGTAGCGGTATGACCATCCACTGATGCACACCCAACCCGCCCGCTGACCTTTGTCCGTGACGTAATCACACCATACCCACGCCTGTTTAGAACTATCCGTGACGACCTGCTGCGTGTAGAGGTTGACCTCGGTGCTGACTGGGATTTCTTCGAGTACCCGGTAAGAGATAGACGGGCCGTTTCGCAGCGTTCGAGCCGCCTTGTTGATAACCCCCATTGAATCTCCAAGGGGTACAGGTGAGGGGTAGGGCAGTGGTGCGGTTCCGGGCTTGGTTTCAGGAGGCTTCGGTGGCACGGGGAGCAACGCCGCAAAGCCGCCGTTTTTAGCAGTGAAGGTCATCTGATCGAGGAAGTCAGGATCGTTAGAGGAATCCATGCCAGGGAAGTCGGCATGACCATGACCGAAGTAGCACACTCCGACGACCCGCCCGCTGGCAACGTAGGGCTTCAGGTAGGTCTGGAAGCTGGTGTACAGCCGCCGTACCGCGTCCCGGCTATCCTTGAATCCATAGAGCGGGGACTTGTAGCCATCGCCTCTGCCACCGCCTTTATCAAAGCCCCATTCCGTGACGATGACCTTGATATTGTTGAAGCCATTGGCGCGGCAATACTCATCCAGTTCCTTGAGCGTGTCCCCGTCTTCGTAAGGCAGTGTGGGGTGTACGTAGAGGTGCAGGCCAATATACACGTCGGGCAGTTCATTCGCCCGTCGCAGCGCCTCATGGTAAAACTTCCAGCGCCCTTTCGCGGGCTGGTGAAAACCAAAGTTAAAAAGAACACTTGCCGTCTTTTTAGGGGTGGTCGCCAGCGGGGCAATCAGATCGAGGTACTTGAGCGTCCACTCGATCAGACGCTCTTCCTGCCAGCGGTCATTGTCGTCGTTAGGAGGTGCCGGTTCGTTGTGGACGTTCAGGATCAGGCCGTTACGACCGAACTCGCCAAAGGCATTGAGGAAGTCCTCTGGCGAGACAATCCAGCGTTTCTTAGCCGCCACGTCCGCAGGGGACAGCGGCGGCATGTGCATCTGGCCTTCGTTGCGGTCTTTGAGGTAGACCCGCGCTACCGCGTAGTCAGGGGCAAGCTCCCGCCGCCAGTCGTGGATCACAGACAGATCGTTAGGGTTGTGAACCACGAACGTATGCGCCGCGCTTTGCATGTCCTTGTAGAGCTGCTTTACGGGCTCTTTGTTCTGGAGCAGTGCAACTTCGATGTTGCCCCCGACGACGCTTCGAGTCATGGATGCCTCGTTAGACTAACCGACGACCGTAGACCGCTGGACGCGTTGTGGTGTGCGGGCAAAACCGACAATAGGCATGTTCTTACTGTTTGCCCACCGGTAAAGACCTTGATTGCTGGCGTAGCTAACATAAAGGCCAGCAAAGACCGGAGACAATGCCACGATTACTTGGAACAAGGTATCCAGCTGCGGAGCCAGTCCGAAGACACCAGCCAGCCAGGTCAGCACACTCAAGAGCATCGCAACCGCAAGGTTTAATTGGTCGCCACTGAAGCCGTCCAGGAATGGAAGCCGCTTCACAACACTCACAATGGGCATGGTCACAGGGCTGGCGATAGCACCGGCGAACACGGACAGCAGCAGCGCAATCAGCCCATCAGCCACCGTTTCCGGGGTAGGCGGGGTGAATACAGCCACCGGTTCCACAGGCGCGTCCTGTGACTGCGCCAGCGCCAGGAACGGCACAGCAAACAGGATCACCAGCAAGGCCGCCAATAACAAACGTTTCACGGGAGACTCCTTTCTAATTGAGCGAAGGTGCGCCCAATGCAATCACATCATCAATGGAGCGGGGTAGCACTGGCATCGGGCCAGTCGGCGGGTCTACCA